CTGTAAAATTTACAGTGACTCCGGCGGCCTTTAAATTTGAATTACCAAGATATGTTTGAGCCATAAATTAAAATTGTGATTCCCAATTTTCTGTAATTGGATCATCTGGTGTACTTGCAGTTGCAGTATATTTCTCACCTGGTTGACTTACATTTGCAGACGCAGATTTAATCACACCTCCTTGAGATACATAACCATAGATATTTGTTTTTAATGTAAATGATAATGTATGTGTTACAAATCTTCTTGTTTGGAAATCACCATCGTATTCATCATTTACTGTAACACTATTTAATATGACAGGAATGTCTTGAACAATTTCCATATCTGGTAAAGCATTTACTGAGAGAGTATATTCTGGAGTAAATACAGGTAAAATTTGTTCAAGAATTTGCATAGCATCTTCTTGTGTTTTGGTAATTATGTATAATTGAATATCCAAATTATATGGAGCAGGACTAAATACAGACTTCATATTAGGATTTTGTGCTGTGACTCCTGTCTTACAAACAATTTTATTCATTTTGTTTGTTTTACGAGTAGGGTCATATGCATAACCTAGTATTTCAAATGACATTCTAGGTAATGAAACATATGTATAATTGTTTAATGATGGGTCACTATCAATACGAACCAACCATTTTTCTTTTGGAGCATATGCCAATGGTATCTGTAATGTCTGTGCTACAGCACCTGTATTGTCTTGTCTTTGAATACGAATATCAGAAAATAATCGACCAAAGGCAACAACAACTTTTCTTAATGCTCCGTGATATGATGTATTACCGTTAAGCACTACCAGGTATCTCCTGACCAAGGGCTTCTTTTCCAAATATTTTCACTTATATTATTTGGGTCATGATCTTTAATACATGTATAAAAATAACTAGTATCCATTGCATACATACCAAATTTATCTTCTGCTTTTCCTATACTGGATTTTGGAACTGGAACCAATTGTAAAGTAGTACTAGCATTAAAAGGTTTTATTGTTTCTGTAGTGTCATTATAGGTTACATTTAACCATAGAAAACCAAAACAATCTTCTTGAATGATAACATAATCAACAATATTACCGTTTGGTAGTCGCAGTGCAGCAAATCTACCCCACCAGTATCCTGGGACAACATCTGCTCCAGTCCACCCACTACCTGTAACAGTTTCTAAAACACCATCATTATTAAAGTTAAAATATAAGGTTTTTCCATCAGAATTCCAAATTTCTTGGCTTTGTCCAGCTGGGCCGGCAACATTTGACCATTCACTAACATTTAATATAGGGGTTACTGGTAATATTGGATCAGGGTTCCATATTACCTCAAAATCATCAATCCCACCAATATTTCCCCCAGCAGAAGTCATGGTAATAGTTTCCAAATATCTATTATTGTCATAAGTAAATGTAAATGTTGCAGGAGTTGCTGGCATTGGAAAAGCATATACAATGGATGCATATGAATTACCTAAAAATGGCCCAATTGGTCCGCTCCCATCTGGGAGTGAAGCAGAAACATTATATGATTGATTAAGTGGGATAGTTTCTCCTGTAATAAAGTTAGTAATCCCGGTTGGTATTCTAACTATATTTGTATATTCAATATCACCACTTAAGGAAACTCCAGATGAAGTACTTGAAAGAGTTTGAGTACCAAGTGTAATAGTATTACCACTTAGATATAAATCTCTAAATTTATTTGTTGGACTGCCTAAATCATATTGTACATCTTGATCAGGTATTATACTTTGATTAAGTGCTGAAAGATTTGGTACTGCGAGCGTAGCCCAACTAGTTGATGTGCCATCAGTTGTAAGATACTTGCCACTATTACCAGTTTGTCCAGGTAATACATTATTGGCATCATGTTCATACAACTCAGTAAAATTTGAATTAACTTTGGTAAATGCTGATCTTAATGGATCACCAGTACCATCATTTGCTGCTGTTCCGATATTAATTGTTTGTTTAGCCATTTTATTCTATATCCGCTGTAATTGATAGTGAATCTGCTGACAGTGTTGTTGAATCAGCACTGTCATATGTTTTTGGTGGAGTATATGATGCAATTTCTCCAAATGGATTATCCTCATCAAAGTTTAATATACCTGCTGCCTCTTCTTTAAATTTATTATTATCACCAAATGAATCTTGATTATCTAAATTTTGAATTGTTGCAACTGCTGATGCACCAAAACCATTATCCTGAGAAATAATATTAACAGTAGGAATCGATGTATAACCAGACCCAGAATTTGTTATTGTAATATTCACAAGTTGTCTGTATGATTGATTTGCACCAATTACACCAGTTGCCGTTGCCCTAACACCAACATATTGTAATTGAGCAGTTCCATTAGGCATAAACCCTGATGTATGTACTGGAGCATCACCGCTTGTTGTACCAGCTTTTGTTACAATATATCTTCTATTATCATAACATAATTCTTGTTTTGCGGATACACTAGTGTTAGATGTCCAATCTGGTCCAATTTTTATAATAGGAGCAACATTATAATCATCGCCTCTATTAATAACCTTAATTGAATTTACAATACCATTTTCTATAACATTTGTATCAAAAGATTTAAGTGATTGGAAATCATCAATTTGTTTTACATCTGTGCTAATTCTTTCAGATGCATATTGGAATAATTCAACTTCCAATTTATACACAAAAAGTTTACCAATTTGGTAAAATGGATCCTGGTGCTGTACAAATTTAATTTCAAACAAACCATCAGTCAATGGAAAATATAATAAGTCACCTTCATTTGGTCTTGATGGTATTGTTGTTGCACCAAAACGACCAACAAGTTGTTCCCACCTTCTTCGTGCAACTGTAAGTGTTGCACTTTGTTCCATCATCATTCCGCCGAATCGTTGTATAAATGCACCTTGGCCTTCAAAACCATCTGCATTTTCTAGGTACATTTCAATACTAAATGCTTTTTTAAATTCCGATAGTCTATCTTCTCCTAGTATCTCGTCTTTTGCTACAAGTTCTCTAGGTATATAATAGAAATTTTGACCATAGATACCAATAGATTCTACTATTATATCTTCATGTAATAGATGTTCTGACCGATTGCCATGGCTAAAATATACACTTCTTGGCATGAATTATCCTAAAAAGAATTCCAAAGGTGCAGACTTATTAATTAGTTCCTCTTCTAATGCAGCAATTTCGTTTTGTGCTTCATCATATAATTGATTACCATCTAATGTTACACCACCTGGTAGTGCAATACCAGAGAATTTTTTAATATTTGTTGCCCATTGTCTTTTAATTAAAGCAGTTGCATAATGTTTGAGCCATGGTTCATTCCATATTTTAGTCCAAGTTGCTGGATCTAATGCCCGATAACACTCAACAATAATAACTTCACCTAATGTAGTATCAGTATCCCAATTAATATCTAAAAATAATCTACCTTGCATGCGATTAAATCTATATAATGGATGTCCATTTAATTCCATATCAAGTAACGCAATATGACTCATTACCTGTTTATAATAAATTAATGAAACAGATGTTAAATCATATAAATCATTTAATCTTAATTGGTATTGTAAATCAAATAAATTTTTTGATGAGGTTGTACCTGTGAATGGTATTACTCTGTGAATTCCATACACTGCATCAGGCAAATCAACATATCTATTATCATACATACCTTTAGTTACAGCATTACTTGCAGCCAATGTAGCTGTTGTTGTGCCATCAGATACATCTTCTCCATTTATAAAATCTCCTGTAACTTTCATAACAATTAATGTATTACCATCAGATGTTAGAAAATCACCACCATCAGTAGGAATTTTTGCTTCTTTTGTAATTATTGCTGTTGCACCAGACTGCGCTCCAGTAATTTTTGCATTTAATGGGAATGATGATCCATTATTTGTAGTAATTGTAATTCTAGATGCTGTTACTTGTTGTTTTAAATAAACTCTTTCAATACCATCATAATGATATTGTCTCCAGTATTCAATGGCTTCGTCAATGCGATCTTCAACCTGTGAATCATCTATATTAATTTCTACAACAGGTTCACCTAATGCTCTTAAGCAATATTCTGTAAAGTCTGTTCTTGATGCTGTTGCCATTTATTTTTCCTAATTTATTAAACTATTTATAAGTTTTAATTATTGTTGCCATACCAAAGTACTTCCCAGGTATATCGCAGTAATTGTTTTTTCTGATCCATTTGCATCATAAAATCTTACATCAGTTGGTTGTTGACTACCCATATAAAATAAATTTGTACCAGATGGTGGAGTAACTGCTCCAAATGATATAGGATAGACCTGATTTGGTCCTATCTGATCATCTAGAAAATTATATAACTTTGCTCCAGTAATACTTGATATATTAGTAATTTGGCCATTATAATATATAGAAATAGCAGGTTGACTATTTGTATCTGGTACAAACGATCTTTCTAACCCTGAATTAAAAACATTGTCAGTCATTATGTTAGACTAAAGTTATTAAATGCAACAGAACAATTTGCCGTAGATGTTTTTGACATAATAACTTCTGCAAATATCTGTGATACCAAATTTACTTTTAATTCAGCTGGTGAAATTGTTTCGCTAAATGAAATAGTTGTTCCACTAACTGTTGGTGTCAATGTTCTAAATGTTGTTAAGCCAGATGATAACCCATATACCCATAAAACTATACTAATATCAACACCTGGGCTTGCAGTTGTGTTAAAAAATGTTTCAAATGTGTAATCACTTGTTGCGCTGCCAAAATTTGGTAATGGTATTCTATATAATTGACTATATGAATATCCATTAGCACTACCAAATAATCTCCAACAGGTTTTACCAGAAAATGTTGATGGGCTTTTATATTCAATTGCTACAGGAGCGGAAGCAAAAGTTCCCGTATATTGTATAGGAATCAAGCTTACCGCATTATTGCTAGTACTTTCATATGCTACATATATTTTACCAATACCGCAACTATTTTTTATATAACTTGAATTAAATGACCCCGGATTCATTACTGCAGGCGATGAAGACACAGTATCAATTGTTTCACCCTGATTTTCTATAATATATTCGTTATACCATTCTCCTAAATAACCGCTTGGACTAGCTTTTTTTAATATACTTGATGAATTTGAATATATACTATACTTATTGGCATCAGTTAATGATCTTTCCAATGGCGCAGTAGAAATATAAGATGTAGCTACATTGCCACCACCATCAGTTCGAAGATAATATCTATCAGGATATTGTGGATTATTAGTGGCATCATCTGTACCTAATGTTTCAGAAAGTACCTCAATGGTATTATTAAAATTCCAAGGTTGGTTTGCTGCCTGGAGCCATTCAAAATCATTTTCAAAAATCAAATTAACTTTTGCTTTATTGTTACTATATTGGCCATTCCAATTTGCACCATAATGAAGAAATACTTTTCTTAATCTTACTGTCCATTCTGGGTCATCTGATGCAGATGAACTATTATTATGTCTTAAATATAGATCCCATGTATAATAGCCTTTTACTAATGTATTAATATAAATTTCAGGTTCTAATACATTTCCTGCCGATCGCGGCGCATATGAATATAGTTGTGAATAAGATCCAGTAACAATTTGATCCATTTTTAGTGTTCCTGGAGTAAAACTTTGTGCTGTATAATCTATATTATTAGGGTTACTAGTAAATCCTATACCAAAACTTATATAATCGCTTGAATTATAATTTGCCCCGCATACAGCTTTTAAATTAAGTTCAATAGCATTTATATAAGCATCTTCGTTATCACCAAATCCTAATACAAGTGTATCCAAGCAATCAACAACCATGTGACCATAACCCTCACCTACCTGAACACCTGTATGTCCCCAAGCAATCTGATAATTTGGAGCCATACATAAAAAGGTTATACCGCCTTGCTGTGTTTCACTTGTCCAACCTGCAGTAACTCTAACAGGATTTGTTGTTGTAGTTGCTCCATAATTAAACATAGCAGCCGGCAAATGCCCTATTGTTGTATTCCTAGCATTTGGATTTGAAATCTGGTAATTTGAATTAAAAATATAATAACCACTATTATCTAACATTGGTAGTGGAGCATGCCAAGTCCCTTGCTGATTAAGTGAGTATAGATAACTATAACCAGGATTTTGATAGATATATAATTCTTTATTATTATCATATCTACTTATAACTTTAAGCATTTGATCTGTGCCTGATGGCAAGTTCCATTGACTATCTAATCCACCATTTTGGGTTACACTTGACCATGATTGTAAAGATCCAAAAAAGCTAGATTCAGTTAAACCCTTAAATCTAATTTCATCTCCCTCATTAAATACATTTGAAGAGCCTAATGCATTATATCCATTTAAATCCCACCAACCATATGGAGATGCATATGTACCACTACCCGACCCTGTAGTTCCATGTATTCCACCATTTGCAGAGTCTAGATAAGGATCAACCCAAATTATAGCCATCTTTTATTTCCTGTATTTTATTATTAAATTCTTCATTAATTTTAGCAATTATTTCATCGGTCATAATAACATGACCATTCTCGTCCATATCACCTGGTGTTTGTATTGCAAATTGATGAGTGTCGGTAATTGTCCACCTTTGATTATCCTCAGATGCATATACATCTACTTTAAAAATAATTTGGTCTGCTAAATTAAGGTCAACATGAGCATCCCATCTATCTTCATTATTAATTAAAATATTCATAATATATCCTATGTAACTGTTATACTTGTATATGATACTTCAGCAACATCTGCTGTAGTTTTTGAAAAGTCATGCACAACGATTAATAAACCTGCTTTATTTGAAAGAGAAGCAGCACTAATTGTAGTATTACATGTTATAGTTGTACCACTCACCGAACCGGAAATATTTGCAATATTAACAAGTCTTTGTGTTGATGTATCATACAAATATAATTTATCTATTATTGACACACCTGGTGATGAAGTAGTGGTATATGTAGCAGAATAAGAAACATCAGAAGAAAATGTTGGCATATCATATGCAACTACATCAGTATATACTTCTCCATTACATTCTGGAAAAAATCTTATTGATTTATTATAGCTAAAATTAGGACTATTATATATCATTGCTCCATAACCAGACGAGGTAGGTGCTAAAATTGTAACTGGCAACATCGATCCAGGTTCTTGTCTAACATGAATCGTTTGAGCCCATGGATAAGCCATGTTAGAACTCCAGCTAAATGGTGAAATAGTAATATCTTCCAAAGGCTGCCCTTTAGTATCAATAGATTCAACATATGAGCCAGCATATCGTTTATTAGTTTCAGATAATTGTTCAAATAAATTAGATGAAGAATATATTTTTTCATCTCTTGACCAATAATTACCTGTAGGATTTTGTAAGAATCCCCATTGATAACCCAACCAGCTATATAATTGGAAAGTCATATCATATGTCCAATTATTTCCGGTCCAGCCGCCTAAATTATAATAGGTATCATTAGTTTGTGTTCCTACTATTGAATTAGATACAAAGGTTTGTTTATCATCGTCATTATTGTTGTTGGACATAATAATAATTGGAGAACTACCACTATTACTTTGTTCTAAATTCCACCCGTCTAACAAATTCAAGTAAAAATAATCATTATTTTGTGCATTAAGTTGTGCAGTACTATATCCATATATTTCTTTTATTTTTAGTTCAGTTCCAGGGACGATATTGTCAAAGAATGTTTGACCACCCCCATATTGACATATAAATTGTAGATTTGCTATAGGTTTTGTATCCGCGAAACTACCATAATTACCGTATACAGCAAATTTCATATTAGTAGATACAACACTCCCTACATTATAATCTCCAACATTAAACCCTGCTGGCATATCTGAAAAATCCATGCCGGAATTATTTGTTCCAGTATACAATTGCCATTGAGAATAATTTTGACCGGCATCACAGAAAGCGTAGATATTAATTACAGAACCATACATATACCAGGAACCTGATGATCTATATCTAGATATAACTAATGTATCTTCACAATCCCAAACTGGGCCTTTATAACTACCACTTTCATAAGTTCCCCAGTTGGTGGTACTATTGAAAATAGAATTAGTTGAGAAATCTAAAACTGTAATTCCATTTTGCTGTGTTTCACTTGTCCAACCTGCAGTAATTGTAATTCTTGCTGTTAAATAATATAAAAAATATGCAGTACTACTTGCAACCTGTGTCGAAATTTGGTATCTATCATCTAGTTGAATATACCCATAATTTGGATCCAATGGACATAAATTTGGGTACCAAGTATTCTCATCAATAATTGTTCTAACTCTATCAGCAGATGTTTGATGATGTTTATAGAAAAAAGTTTTTCCTGTATTGGAACCTCTATCCTGTTGTTTTACTTTATATAACTTATAATTACTAGTACTAGCAAAATAAAGTTGTGGTTGATAATATCCATTATAATCTGTGCGAATTGTATAATCTGTGGTTTGGTCAGATTGTTTAAATGTTTCAGCATTAGCAGGTGGAAAAAATGTATCTTCGGTCACACCTTTAAACCTTAATTCATCACCGTTTGACCAACCACTATAGTTATTTTGATCACATAATTCATTTAACGACCAAGGTGAAGCATATGATCCATCACCACTTGATTGACCTGATGTTGTGGTACCATGTATACCACCGGTTGAAGTATTTAAGTATGGATCACACCAATGAATTGCCATAATTTATTCCTTAACTTGAAGTTACAACGTAAAGTGTATTTGCATCAGGAGAACCTGGTAATGATGTTACATTTACAACCGTGATAGTAGGAGTATTTGTAAGATCAGCATAATCACCAGTAGTAGCAACTGTAGCTAATGTAGGTGTGCCTGATAAATCTGAATAGGAACCAGTAGTAGCAACTGTAGCTAATGAAGCAGTTGTTGCATAACTAGATAAAGTAGATGTTAATGAACTACTTGTAACATAACTAGATAAATCTGGAGGAGTATATGTAAATGCACCACTTGTATTATCATATGATAAAGCGGCAATTCCAGCAGAATTTGTAGTTACACTTAGGTCAGTAAGAGCAATGCCACTACTACCACCTGATTGTGCTACCCAAGCATAATCAGTACCATTCCAACTTAATACATAACCAGAGGTAGGATTGGATTGATTTAAGTGTGCGTCTACATCTGAATCTGAATAGCTTGATCCACCACCAATATTAGATGTACCTGAAACGGTAAGATTACCTGTAATAGTTACATTACCACCAACACTAGCGTTATCTGTAACTTGCAGGCCGTTTTTGACCAGAAAGTCTTTATCTGTTGTTGCCATTTAGTTTCCCTATCCACTAAATTAATTTATATTATTATTTATACATTTTATATTCTATATCTTTATCATAATCACCATTAATTGTAACTGTAAATGTAAAATTGTGAGTATTACCATTATTTTGGTTTAAACCATATTTTCCTATATTTTCAGACCGAGTAGAAGAAGAATATAAACACATAATATTATTCCTTTTAACATAATCGGTAATATTCATGTCCCAAGTTCTATCCCATTTAATATTTTCTTTGAGACTATTCCATAATGTTTTACTAATTGACCATGCCCATGGAGTAAACCAATTCCATTCAAAAATCTTTTCTTGTACACTTAAATCAAACTTGTGTGAAAATGCGCATGTTATTAGATTTAAATCATATGTTTGATAAAAATATTTTAATGTATCATTTGCAATAAGAATATCTTCTTCTATACATACAACATGATCATAGCCTAAATTGAAAACCCTATCTATTCCATCTCTATGGTTTGAACCACATCCTAAAGGCACGTTATTAATTTTTATTGTATTAGAAGATAACGGATAATTAATATTTTTTAAAAATTTAGTAGCAATTTTAATAATACTATTATTATGAGAATCAAAATTGAAAAATAAATCATATTTTTCTAAATATAAATTTTTAGAAACAGAATCTAATACTTGCTGAAAATATTCAGGTCTATTATATGCTATGAATACGATCGCCGATTTCATCTATTTCTTTATCAGTTAAAAATTT